AAGTTGGATATAGGGGCAAATTCTCCTGATCTTAGGGTAATGTGCTCAGATTTGACTGATTTTATTGCTCATCATTGCGTAACTGGGTGGGCCATAGAGGATATGTTGGCTAATCCTGCTAGTAGACTCCCGACTAGCGATGTGTGGGGTACTGAATTGTATCCCAAATGGTAGCCTAGCATCTCGTTCCCGCGCTCGGACTGCGGGGTAGACTGTCGTCTACGGTAACCGTGTTCTTCGGAAGGGTGGACCAGGCGATTATGTATTCGGTAGTGATGTAGCAATCGTGTTAATCCGCGACCTACTAAACTGGGGTACGCTGGGTAGCCCTGGGTACGGCTATAAAATGCCCGACCCACTAGGGTGGTATAGGGTCTTGTCTTAACGGCTCTCAGAGGGGCTTACAGAGCGTCTCAGGGGCATAAACTGGAGGTGTTGTGCTATGAAACTGATAGGAATATCAGAGGATGTTGCGACTCACTTGCGTATCGGTATTTTGTCGCTTGTTCTTGAGTCTTATATTCACGGTGAGAGGTATTGGCCCCAACACGGAAACCTTTCTGAGAGGATTCCCAAACGGCAGACAGAGTATACTAGACACAGGCTTAGGATGATTGCTCTTAATTGGGTGGATGGACGTAGGTCTACTAACATACCTAGTTGGGCATACCCTGTGCTTGAGTCTGCGGACTACACAGCACCTAAAGATTGGAGGTAGTGATGAATGATAAGGAACGTGCTCTCAATACCCAGGTTGAGATCAGGGATGGAGAGGGTTGGTACAAGGGTAGGTACATGATAGTTCGTATTGATCCCGATGGTTCTGAGCATGAGGTGGTCCATTGCGCTGACAAAAAGAACGCATTGTGCTATAAGAATTATTTATTGAGTAAGATGCAGTCTGATTTGTACTGGTATCTTGCTCATAATATGGGTAAGGGAGTTAAGTCAATCAACAGGAGATAGTTATGTTTACATCTACATGGAACAAGGGATTTCATATGGAACTCCCTAATGGTGTGACCGTTTCTGTACAGTGGGGGCCAGGAAACTACTGCACAAGACGCAATGAGGCTGATATTTTCGAGCCTAATAAACACAGGCTTTGGGATTCTGAAGATGCTGAAGTTATGGCGTGGACTAATGAGAATCCGACAGGAATTAGAGTCAAAGGTGTTGAGTATGACTCTAGTGATTATGTGATAGGCCACTTGGATGTGGCTCAAGTGATTGATTTTATTAACAAAGCATCGGAGATGTTTAATGGAAATTAAAAAAGTTGGGTTTAAATCGGTGTATTATGATGTGATGTTTGTGATTGGAGATCATGCATATCAGTATTTTGAATCTATCCCTTGCGTAGATGATGAACTAACATGGAAGCATGATTTTTGGTGGAAGGTATACCAGTTCTGTATTGTTAGAGGTATGCCAGATAACTGTGATATGTACTATACTTCTATACCTAATGAGGTGGCTTTAAATGGAGAGTGAAGCATGGCATTTAATGCCTGTTGTATTCTTTGTTGTTGTTGTGTGGTTGTTGGGTAAACTTTTATAGGAGAGTAAGAAATGACCCGATCAGTAAGAAAAACATTTATAATTGGATCAACCAAAAGCCCATCTGAAAAAAGGGATAAGGTATCCAACCATAAACGAGAAAGGCGGGCGGTAAAGCAGGCTATTGATCGCGGTGATGAGGTGATGCCTCACTATAAAGAGGTATCTAACCCCTGGAATATGAGCAAAGATGGAAGGTTTTACTTTGGTAATACTCCAGAGTTTTATCACTTCAAAAGAAAGTAAGGTTTGAATTCCGTGACCCTCACGGATAGGTAACGCACCAACCTTATGGTGCAAATGGAGAAATGTAATGGTATTTACATACTTAGGTCAGACGTTTGACGGCGCAGAAGCCGAGGAAATGGTCAAATTTGCTATTATAGTAGCAAAAATGGACAAAAATGACTCTCGCAAAGCAAAACGCATCAGGAAAAGGGAGATTCTAATGACTCATGAGCAGTTAGAGGAGCAAGCCCAGTATCTTGAGGACTCAAACAAAACCTGGGAGGACATTAAGAATGAATGCGTACGATGATGAAGATATTGTCATCTCATTTGATGACCTCATAAGTAGTGCTATGCCAGTGAAAGAAATGCATGATGGGAAAGAGGTTATAGTCTACCGACTAGGCCCAAGTGACCGTAGCCCCCACATATCATGCAACGTAGCGAAGGATAAGTGTGCTTCATTGCTTGTCATCGCTTCATATGGGCCTTCACTTTCAATTCATTGAGGATAATGTTATGTCCGAAGTTACTATTACACCTAGTCAGATACCAGAAATTCTAAGGGTAGCGACTAGCCTTGGTATATCATGCTTGTTCTCTGGCGAGTCAGGCATTGGTAAAACTGAGGAAACAACCAGGTATGGGATGGAGGAGTATGGCGCTGTTAAAGATACTCGTTTGTCTCAACTTGATCCAGTAGATTTGAGTGGTGTGCCTACTGTGCGTAATGGATTCACTGAGTTTGCTATACCATCTATGTTACCTAACGTAGATCGTGATGGTGAGCAAGGTCTATTCATTCTTGATGAGTTTGGGGATGGATCACAAGCGACTATCGTTGCATCTCAACAGTTGATTCTTGAGAAAAAGGTAGGGGCTTATGTGTTTCCAGATGGTTGGCATATCGTAGCATTGATGAATAAGAAGGAGCATGGTGGTGTTAACCGTGGGCTTTCTTATGCTTTGCAGGATAGGTTTATGCATTGCATGGTTGTGTTGGATGTGCCTGAGTTGTTGACTCACTTTACCTCTAAAGGGGTTGACCCAATGGTAACATCTTTCCTCAAACAGCATGGGAATCTTGCTCATAAGCGACCAGATAAGGGTGGTTCATGGGCTTGGCCTACTCCTAGATCGTGGGAAAAGTTGTCACAAATTAGAGGCACTAAGCCTTCTAGTTCTATCAAGCGTCAACTTTATTCTGCATTGGTAGGAGAGGGTGCTGCTGCTGAGTTCCTCAGTCATGAGGAGGTAGCAGATCAGGTGCCTGATCCAGAACAGGTAATCAAAGAGCCTAAGAAAGCAATGGTTCCTGAGAATCCTAGTGCTCAGTATGCTATCGCTTACTCTCTTGCTTACTGGATGAAGCCTGATAACATGAAGAACATCATGGCTTATCTTGGTAGGTTGCCTGCTGAGTATGCTGTAACGAGTGTGACTGAGGCCAGGAAGATTACTCCTGAGATTGAGGAAGCACCTGAGTTTGTAGAGTGGGCTGTTGATAACCTGGATGTACTTGGACTTGATTCATAGGAGATATTATGCCATTATCTAAGAAAGGTATGCTGTTAAGTGTATCGCTGTCTATCCCTTCCGGACGTAAGATAGACAGAGATATATCGGAGAAGGTTGCCAGTGATTACAATGTAAAGGGAGGTAGTCGTGACTCTGGCAACTTTAACAAGATTACAATCTCATCTAAATATCTTCAGCCATTTAGGAATATTAAATCCAAGATGGTTGAAGCGCCAAACTCAACAATTAAAACCATGACGTTACCGTGGTTGCATGAGAGCGGTGGTGTATTTATATTACCGAACAAGAAAATCCTAGAGTTTTCAAAGGTTTGGCGTAAGCAGAAAGCCTTGTGGGATTCTGAGATACAAGCCTTAAAGAATGGCAAGTATCAGGAGGCTCTTGATGAGGCGGAGATAAGGCTCAACAAGAAGGGTGGTATGTTCGATGCATCAGACTACCCAACAGTTGAGGAATTCACTGATAGATTCAAGATGGAGCAGTACCTCAGACCTATTCCAGAGGAACACAACATGGATTTGAGGGCTTCAGTTGGTGAACTTGAGGCTGAACGGATACGCAAAGAGGTGCATGATAGCGTAGCCAAGAGCATGGAAAAGATGAAGGAACTGTTAACTCATAGGATTGAGAGCGAGATGCATGGTCTCAAAAATATACTAGCATCTGAAAGGGTGACGGTATATGAGTCTAGGTTGGAGGGTCTTAGGAATCTAATCGACTCAATCAGTGGATTGAATTTTACTGATGACACTTTTTTGACAGACTTAGAAACCTATATGAAAGAAAATCTGTATCTCTATGCTCATGACTTGAGAGGTAATGAGACAAAACAGAAGGAGGCTTATCGACATATCAATAAGGTGATAGGTTATATTTGTAGAGAAGAAACCTTTGATCAAACGATGTCTAAACTGGACGGAACATATGGATATTGAACGTAAGTTACAGATAGCAAGAGCGCAATGCTTGATGGACTACCCTTTCTTTGGGCATTTGCTTTTGTCGATGCCAATCAAAGAGGACAATAACATACCAACGTTTGCTGTTGATGGTAACTTTATCTATTACAACAGTGAGTTTATTCAGACGTTAAGTATGGAAGACCTCAAGTTTGTTTTAATGCATGAGACTATGCACCCTGCTTTCTTTCATCTAACAAGAAAGGGTACTCGTGATCATACTATATGGAATATGGCGGGTGATTATGTTATCAATCGGTTGCTTGTTGATAACGGAATGAAACCCCCTGCTGATGTTCTTCTTGAGCAAAAGTATGACAACACCTGGAATACTGACAAGGTGTATGATGATCTTTTCAAGAACGTAAAGCGGATTACTATTAAAGGTCTTGGAGATATGCCATGCACAGGACACTTCAAAGATGGTGAAGGTCAGAGCGAGGCAGACAAGTCAGAGACTGAGAACAAGTGGAAGACTAAAATTATTGCAGCAGCAAATGCTTGCAGTAAGAATAGAGGCACTATCCCAGGTCACTTCAAAGAACTCATCAATGAGATACGCAATCCAAAGGTAGACTGGAGAGATAAGTTATATGCTCTTGCTACTGAACCAATGAGGGATGAACACTCATGGAGACGCCCCAATCGTAGGTTCATAGGCAAGGAATTATATCTTCCATCCATAACAAAGATTGATGGATTGCGGAAAATTATCTTTGCGGTTGATACAAGTGGATCAATGGATACTGATCTATTGATTGAGGCTTGGTCTGAGATAGTATCAGTAGTGGAGGACTGTGATGTCGATGAGCTTATCATTATGGATGTGGATACTAACGTTAATCATATACGAAGGTTCTCAAAGGATGATCTACCTGATGCACTAGAGGTAGTTGGTAGAGGTGGCACAGCCTTTGAGCCTGCGTTTGATTGGGTCATTGAGAACGATGAGGACCCAGCCGTGCTGATATATTTCACAGATTTGTACGGATCGTTTCCTCAGTATGAGCCAGATTACCCAGTGATATGGGTAAACTATGGTGCGAAGGATACTCTGTGTCCTTTCGGTGAAGTAATAACTATTGAATAGGAGAACAAGATGTCTTTAATGCATGATGATTATAGATTTTCTACTTTTAATGATGGTCTGGATGCTGTCAAGAAACACTATGATTATGAGATTCAGATAGCCAGACTTGAGCATGAGAACTTCTTTATAATGAGGGAGAATGATGGGTATGCTTTCAAGGCTGATATGAAGAGCAGACATTATAGTGATGATACTCCAGAAGAAGATGATCCAACGTTAGCGCAGACTCAGATAAAATACTACGATGATGGGGATATTGAGGTAGATTTTTCTGTGTCCAGAGGCGGAAGGCATTGGATATATAACCTGGATCAACAAATTCTATCGGTACTACCATCTAATATACACTACTATGATTGCCGAGATAAAAGATATTTTATCTACGATAAGGATGAGTCTGATGTTAGACGCAAGCATTATGAAGTGAGCAAAGTGTTTGAAAAGAAAGATAATATCATCAGGTTCTGTAAGAATGGTGATGTTAAGGGTGCTAAAGAGGTTAAGCGAGGCGAGAAAAAGTTCGCTGAAGATAAACCAATGAAGGATCAGATGGATAACAAGCACTTCAAAGAGATGACTAAAGCCAGATTGGATAGTGATTTCCTTATTGAGTATAACCAATTGTATGCTACCTTTAGAGGTATAAAAACAGGTCTTTACCATATGGCTTTAGAGATGTTTCGCCCATCTAAGATGCAGGAGTATGGCGCTGCCCCAAACTCTGGCATGATCCGTAGACTACACGTTGCCAGGTTTATTAGAGACCCGAGTGAGCAAGTTAAAGCAGAGAAACTCGCGCTAAGTATTGTTGGTGATATTCCAGCCAGTTGTTTTGGGCCTAACCTAACAAGGATGAAAGAGAGACATGACACAAACGCAACTGTTTGATAACTCAGTAGAACTTACTGACGAGGATCATGATATACTTATGTTCTTGCTAGATGAAACATCATGTAGTATTGATGATGGTAAGGATGATACGATCATGAATGATATGACACGTTTAAGAATGAGAGGGTTCGATTTGATTCAGTGCTGTGATATAATGGATAGCACGGATAATAATCCTTTCGGTTATGTAATGTGAGTATGCTATAATATATATAGGAGAAATTAAATGTCTTTAGATTTAGAATACCATGACAAAGATGATTTGTCTAAAGGTTTATTGTTGAGTATTGATGAAGGTGATCTCGCTGTCGTTCTTACTTGGGAAGAAGCCAATGCATTGGTATCTGTTATTATTGCTCATAGAGAAATGATGGATGCTAAGGAAAGGTTAGGCAGAGTTCCTGAGTTAACACCACCTGGGTTAGATCGGCCAGAAGATGCTCATTAAATGGGGAAAGGGATCAGCATTTATGTTTGGTAGAATAGATGGGGAAACCCATAGGATAGAGAGAAATCGTACTGCTGATAGTAAGAGATGGAAGTTTATGATATCAGATAACATAACATATAGATATGTAGATGATAGAGAATTCCATACCAAAGAAGAACTTGAAGAAGCAGTAATTCAATGGTTAAAAGACAGGAAAAAGAATGAAAACATTTAGTGATTTTGGTATAAAGATACCGGCTCGTAGCACAGCTGGTCAGGTAAATACACAATGTCCAGAATGTTCTTCTCAACGTAGGAAGAAGAAAGCACCTTGTCTATCTGTAAATATAGATGAAGGTGTGTGGTTATGCCATCACTGTGGTTGGGCGGGAACACTTAGCAATGGAACCAATGGAAATAATGTATCACTGCATTGGAGGAAGCCTAAGTTCACCAAGCCTGAGCCACTACCTGTTACTGCGCTTAGTCCTGAAGTTGTTAAATGGTTTGCTGATAGAGGTGTAAGCGAGACAACTCTAGAGGAGAACAAGATCAATGAGCGCAAGGTTTATATGCCACAGATAGAGGCGCTGTCTAACTCTATTGCTTTTCCATACTATAAGAACGGTGAGTTAATCAACGTAAAGTATAGGGATGGGAAGAAGAACTTTCGTTTAGAGGCTGGAGCACAGCGTGGATTCTATGGCATTGATGACATTGAAGGCAAAGATATACATTGTGTTATTGTTGAGGGAGAGATAGATAAGTTGTCATTATGGGAGGCGGGGATTAGAACTTGTGTGAGTGTTCCAGATGGTGCGCCACCAGTTAATAGTTCTGATTACTCCTCTAAGTTTGATTACTTGAATGATCCGTGGCTACACTCAGAGAAGTTTAGTAATGTTTCTAGGTTTATTATTGCTGTTGATAATGACGAACCTGGAGCAAAACTAGAGAATGAATTATCCCGCAGACTAGGCAAGGATAGATGTTATAGAGTAGTGTGGCCTGAAGGATGTAAAGATGCCAATGATGTTTTGGTTAAGTATGGCAAGACTGTATTGTCTGAGTGCATTGAACACGCTAAACCATATCCAATCATGGGTACTTATGATGCTACCAATCTATCTGATTCGATAGACAGGCTCTATGAGGGAGATATTGAGAAGGGCGTAAGCACAGGTTGGGAGACTGTCGACCCATACTATTTAGTAAGACCAGGCGCGTTCACAGTAGTAACAGGTATACCCAGTAGTGGTAAATCAAATTGGTTAGATGCAATGATGGTGAACATAGCAAAGAATCATGGATGGAACTTCGCTATATTTTCTCCAGAAAATCAACCACTTGAAGATCATATGGCTAGGGTGCTAGAGAAATATGTTGGTCATCCTTTCTTCGATGGACCTACTCCATGTATGACAAGAGAAGAACTGGAGGATGGCAAGGAGTGGCTGACCAAACACTTCACTTGGATTCTGCCTGACGATGATAAGGAGTGGTCTATTGATGTTATTCTAGATGCTGCAAAAAGGTTGGTGCTTACAAAGGGTATCCGTGGTCTTGTTATTGACCCGTGGAATGAGCTTGAACACTTGCGTAGAGATGGTCAGTCTGAGACAGAATATATTTCTGTGGCACTAAAGAGGGTGCGTCAATTTGCTAGAAAGTATGGTATACATTTGTGGATTGTTGCACATCCTGCCAAGTTATATCGTGATAAGAATGGAAAGATTCCTATCCCAACTCCATATGATATCAGTGGCTCTGCTAGATGGAGGGATAAGTCTGATAACTGTATCACCGTATGGCGGGACCTATCTACTGAGGGAGGTAGTATCATTGAGATTCATGTCCAAAAGGTTAGGTTCAAGCAGGATGGTAAGATAGGTGTTGGAGAATTAACTTATAACTGGAGAACTGGAACATATCATTTGCCATACAATGCTGCAAGAGAAGTTCCACCAATAGTATTAAATGGATAAGACATGGAAAAAGTTTGAGCGCTGGGTAGGTGAATTCCTTACTGAGTTAGGAGATAAATCTAATAGGGTTCCAATCACAGGTAGGTCAAGAGGTAGTGCGCCAGATGTTACGAGTGATCGTCTATCTATTGAATGTAAGTATCGTAAGTCAATACCTGGATGGATCAAGGAGGCAATGGAGCAAGCGGTAGCATCATCCAAGGATGGTAAAGTGCCTGTAGTTTTCATAAAAGAAAACGGCGCATCGTTTGATGATACACTTATAGTCTTTAGGGCTAAGGATTTTAGGGAGAAATTAAAATGAATGAAGAAGAGATCATGGAACAAACGCTGGGCTTTGAAGTTTGGGGAAAGAAAAAGAATAGCCGAGAAATGGAATTGCTTGCAACTTATAGCAAAGATAATCTTGCAGAGGCTAGGAGTTTTATATCAGGAACCAATCATGTCTTACAATATATTTTGAAAACAAATGAAGCGTGAATACTTTAGTCTAGCAAGAGCGATAGCAAGTGAAGATGCTCCCTGTATTCCTTGTGTTGAATACAAAAGGTGTGCTGAGAGCAGGCTCGCATGCGAATCATATAAAAACTATTACGAAACTGGAGAAATAATGGGTAGCAGGAAACCAAACAAAGTAATCTATAGGGATATATTTGATGTCGGGTTTGGAAGCACTTAAATATTTAACAATTAAATCTAGCTCTGTTCTTGAGCCTAGAGGTGGCCCACCTTGGGAGGATATTGCGGCAACTCTATCAAGAGCAAGCGACATAGCAGCATCTTACGGTAGGTACAAGTATTGTCTTGAAAAGAAATGGCGCAACAAATTATTGAGGCCGTTGTTTGATAATGCAATGAAACTTGAATGGCATAAATCAATAACACCAGAAGATATATTTAATACAGTAGGTTTAGCATTAGATGAGATGACCAATCCATCCATATGTCCTAAGTGCAATGGAAGAAAAGAGGTTATAATAATGGATAAACTATACAAGTGTGACTTATGCTTTGGTCTTGGCAGAAAATCTATGTCCGATAGAGCAAGAGGTATATATATAAAGAATGAAAGAAATATGTTTTATAGACATATTAAATATAATTACTTTAATAATATAATACCTATGATAGAAGAATGGGAGTTAGAATTACAAAGAGTATTTAATCCATACCGGAGAGTGAAGTGAAGAACAAGAAGTACCTTCAGTGGGTAGCGGAACAACCATGTATATACTGTGGACAAGATTCACAGGCTCACCATCTTAGAGTCCAGGCTCTTGGTGCGGGAATGGGGAAGAAAGTTCCAGACTATTTCACATTACCGGTATGTTATAATTGCCATGCTGATTGCCACAATGGTACGATTGATAAAGAAACTCAGATGAGATGGTGCTTACAGACAATAGGCAGGGCATTTGAGTATGGTATAATAGAATGGAGGGATAAATGAAAACTCAACGGTTCAAGTTATATGATATACATCAGAAGAATAGATGTGTTGATTACATAAAAGAACTAAAGAATAGTTCCAAGGAACCTTATGAAGTTCTTATAAGACCATATAACAAAAAGAACCAGAGGTCTATTGACCAGAACAATAGGTACTGGCACATTATTAGAGAGGCTGCAAATGAAATCGGGTACACCGCTAATGAGTTGCACTCCATCATGTGTGTTCAAATCCTGGGGACTAACACAGTAACAAACCTAGAAGGGGAGGCAGTAGAGGTAGCAGTACAAACATCAGGGCTTAGCGTCGAGAAGTTTGCTGAGTATATGGAAAGAGTTGAATCTGTTTTGATTGAGGCTGGATTCTATAACCCAACAACCATGAGTAGGGAGGTCAATCAGTTATGAGTTGGAGACAGCAGCAAGTAACAGAAGAGGAACAATTTAAGGAGGAATATGAAGAGTGGTTAAATGAGATGCAAAAGGATGATGAAGAAGATCATTACCGTGAGTATCTAGATTCACTTAAGAAAGAAAGGGATAAGCATGAATAAGATAGAGATGGCATTGAAGAGACCGTTCCCTGAGTCAAAGATTCGTTGGCGTAAGGGTGGAGGTGGCGCTGAGTTAGCGTATATAACAGCACGAGATGTAATGGACAGGTTTGATGAGACAGTTGGGGTTGCTAACTGGCAGACCAAGTACCAGTGGATTGGTGATCGTATGATCTGTGAGTTATCAGTTAAGATTGATGGTGAATGGATTACCAAGTCAGATGGTGCTGATGATTCTAATATCGAAGGCGCAAAGGGGGGCATCTCAGACGCTCTCAAACGAGCAGCAGTGCTCTTTGGAATTGGCAGATATCTGTACCACCCCAATGCTTTTGATCGCAATAAGAAGGCCGCTGTGTGGGCTACGCCGGAAGGTTTCGACGAACTAATGGAGAAGAGAAATGAAACCAAGAAGTAAAAACAAAAAGGAAAAAGAGTATGACAGCCTTCAAGTAGAGAAGGCTAAAGATAGACTAATCAAGGAAGCAATCTCATTTGAGAATATGTTTTCAGAATGCGAAGGTGATGTATACTATAGTATGTACCGAGACTTCTCTAATTCAGTGATGTATTATGAGAGGGAGAAAGAGATAGCAGGTATGCCAAAGGTTTCAGAGAATTGGGACTGGAGCGAAGGGGTGGTTGGAGAGTATAGATATAGGGGTATCTAATGCATTGGTATAACAGAGAAGGCGAGCCTCGTCATTTCATTAAAGGAAAGAATGGAAAGACAAGAGCAACAACACTGAGAGATGCTAGGAAACATGGATGGATGCCGTCAGTTACATCTGTCCTAGATATTTTAGCAAAGCCGGGACTTGATACCTGGAAAATTAATAAAACTATTGAGGCTGCTGCTACAGTAGATAGAAGTTTTGTTGATGCTGACGTATGGAAAGCCAAGGTTATCGAAGAGAGCAAGAAGGAAACTTTAGAAGCATCCTTCAGAGGCAGTAGAATACATGATATGCTAGAGTCTTGCTTCAAGAAAGAGTTAGAACCTACAGGAGATGACGCTAACATCTTTCATGCAGTAGATGCATTGCTAAAAGTAAACTGTGGTGAACAGAACTGGAGATCGGAAGAGGTTGTTTGTAATATACAGAAAGGTTATGGTGGTATGATTGATTTGGTATCAGATGAATGGGTCATTGATTTCAAGACCAAAGAATTCAATACTGGTGGCAAACAATTGGCATACGAATCAATGGCTTACCAATTGATCGCTTATGAAAGAGCATTGCCTGCGCCACCTAAACGAATTGCTAATATATTTATTAGCGCAAACAATCCTGGAGTAGTAGTATTTCATGAGTGGGATAAGGATGAGTTCAATAGGTATTGGACTATATTTGAATCATCTTTAACGGTATGGAAAAATGTCAAAAAATATTGGCCAGAAAGGCACAATAAAGAAGAAGAATCCAGTGGCTAAACACGCTTATAAATTTAATAAGCCTATAGTTATACCATCTGGAAAGTTGTATAAACGAAAAAGCAAACACGGAGAAAACAATGAAGGGAATTAATAAGGCAATCATCCTTGGTCATGTATGGAAGGACCCAGTCATTCGTACTACCAAGAACGACAGCAAGATTGCTCAGGTTTCTATGGTAACTGAATCAGGTTACGGAGAGTATAAGAAAGCTGACTGGCACAACGTAGTCTTTTTTGGTAAACAGGCTGAGGTAGTAGACAACTACGTAACCAAGGGTACAAACCTGTACGTTGAAGGATCAATTGATTATCGTAAGTATACTGACAAGAGTGGTGTAGAAAAATACACAACCGACATTAAGGGATATCAGTTGCAGATGATCAACAGTCCTGATGCATACAAAGAGGTAGAAGGATCAGCGCCGGAAGGTAAGCGAGAGGTTCCAGCATCTGCTAAAGCAGAGATGGCATCTATTAGCAACCAGGTAGCTGCTGATGACATACCGTTCTAAGGGAGAGCCTAGGGACGAAATAATATATTACCTTGCAAGGTATATCTATGCTAACCCAAAGGAGAGAACTTCTAAGTTTAGTTCTTGGGCTGAATGTTTCAGACACCATGCGGGGTGTACTTTGCAGGAGTACATGGAATATGCCAAGGAAAATAACCTAAAGGAAAAATATATACATGAGCGTAAGCGACAAAGTAGAAGTTGAATTGATGGACATTGCTTACTCCGCACCGGAAAAAGCAACCGAGTTCTCTGTTGGGTATGATATTTACTCAGCAGAGGGCCAATGTATCAGGCCACTGGATAGAAAACTTATCCGCACAGGATTTAAGTTACATCTTCCAGTAGGTGTTGAGGCTCAGATAAGAACCCGTAGCGGATTGGCAAACAAACATGGAGTATTTGTTTTAAATTCTCCTGGAACTATTGACCCTGACTATAGGGGAGAGGTAAAGATATTACTATTTAACTCAGGACCTACTCCATTTGATATTGAAAGAGGGGATAGGATTGCTCAGATGGTATTCGCTTATTATTTAGCACCAGTTATTAGTGAAGACACTGCAGTAAGTTACACAAGAGGCGAAGGAGGTTTTGGTAGTACAGGTATTAATGATATTAAACTGGATAAAGTAAATGACATTTAAAACACAACTTGGTGAAGACATATTTAAAAATAAATATGCATCCACTGAATACGAGACATGGAGTGATAAGGCTCATGCTGTAGTCAACAGTGTATGCGGTGACTTCAATGGAACCAAGAACAACCTGATGGAAAAGACTGATAGGGATCAGTTAGCTCAGCACATTGCTGACTTTAAGTTTATTCCAGGTGGTCGCTATCTATGGTATGCAGGAAGGGATGCAAGATTCTACAACAACTGCTACCTTCTAAGACTTGAGGAGGATTCAAGAGAAGAATGGGCTGGAGTTACGCAACGAGCAATGTCATGTCTTATGACAGGAGGAGGGATAGGCGTAGATATATCCAAAGCAAGACCATCTGGACGGAGGCTAAAAAGAACAGGTGGAGTAGCCTCTGGTCCTATTCCTCTGCTATACACTTTAAACGAGGTTGGTAGAAACGTAATGCAGGGAGGTAGTCGAAGGTCTGCACTGTATGGCAGTATGAACTGGCAGCATGAGGATGCGCCAGCTTTGCTTAAAGCAAAGAACTGGCATGACCTTAATGTTGGAGACACTACTATTGCCGAATTAAAAAAGGCAGACTTTAATTTCCCTGCTCCATTAGATATGATGAACATATCTCTTAACTATGACGATGCATGGCTAAAGGATCAGATGAATCCTGTATTTATAGAGAATGTAAAGCAAGCCATGATGACAGGAGAACCCGGGTTCTCATTTAACTTTGGAGATAAACAAAATGAAACACTTAGGAATGCTTGCACGGAGATTACGAGTGAAGATGATAGTGATGTCTGTAACCTTGGCTCTGTTAATCTGGCAAACATTGAAACAATTGAAGAGTTTGGCGATGTGGTTAATCTCGCTAGTAAGTTCTTGGTATGCGGACTTATCAGAGCTCAAGTACCGTTTGAAAAAATAGCCAAGGTCCGTAGACAGAACAGTCGTATCGGCCTTGGTCTTATGGGAATGCATGAGTGGTTACTTAAACGTGACTCACGATATGAAATGACTGACGAACTTAAACAATGGATGAAAGTTTATGAACGAGAAAGCAAACGATCCGCTGACGCTCATTGCGACAGACTTTTTCTCAAGCGTCCTAAAGGCTACAGAGCAATTGCTCCGACAGGGACTATTAGCATCCTCGCCGGAACGACCTCTGGCGTGGAACCAATCTACGCCGTGGCATACCGCAGACGCTACCTTACAGATGGAACAAGATGGAAGCATCAATTTGTCGTTGACGGTACGGCCCAAGCACTGATAGACGGAGGCATTGATCCTAATAAGATTGAGTCTGCTATTGATCTAGCCCCTGATCCAGAGCGTAGAATTAAATTTCAATATGAGCTACAAAAATATGTGGATCACGCTATCAGTAGCACCATTAATTTACCAGCATGGGGAAGCGAACTGAACGGAGAAGATACTGTTAATAAATACGCAACCACTATAGCTAAGTACGCTAATGGACTGCGTGGTTTAACTGTGTATCCTGATGGAGCAAGAGGAGGGCAACCTATTACCTCAGTACCATACGAAGAAGCTCATGCTAAACGCGGTGTTATCTATGAAGACAACTCAGAAGAGCAATGCCTTAGCGGGGTATGTGGAATATGAACCTTAGAGAAATTGCGCAAAGAAGACATGATATTCACAAGTCCCATGCTAGTTCAAGACCTCTATCTAAAGACTACGAATTGGTTGGTCTTTCTGGTGAGGTTGCTTTCGCAGAGTTTTCGGGGCTAGAAGTAGATTGGGAAGAGAGGCCAAGTGGAGATAAAGGAATAGATTTTACAACTCCAAATGGCAAAACTATAGATGTAAAGACTGCCAGAAAAGCATATAATCTGATACATGAAGAGAACAAACCATTTGCAGATATATATGTTCTTGCTCAATATATAGATAATAAAGAGGAATCTATTTTAGTAGGTTGGGAATATGGACACGTCTTAAAAAAAGCCCCAAGAAAAGATTTTGGGTACGGCGTTATAAACCATTACATAAATAAAAATAAATTAAATTCAATGCAAGACCTAAAGGAGATATGTGATATATAAAAATGGATGAACAAAGCAAATCAATTAAGAGGAGGTTTAATGATGGCTCTTTCCATACCAGATACTTAGTAGGCAGAGGTATAGATATAGGAGGAGGTCCAGACCCTATTGGTCAGTACGTAAGGGTGTTTCCTTTAATGTTGTCCGCTCAGACCTGGGATATAGACAAAGGAGATGGTGACGCTCAATTCATGCATGGAGTAAAAGATAATACATATGATTTTCTAGTCTCCAGCCACTGTCTTGAGCACATCGTTAACCCACAAGAAGCTATATACAATTGGATAAGAATTGTAAAACCTGGAGGGTTCCTTATAGTTACAGTTCCAGATGAGGATATGTACGAAGGAGGAGTATTTCCTAGCAGATGGAACGATGATCATAAACATACATTCACAATCCATAAGGATAAAAGCTGGTCTCCAGCCTCAATAAACGTGTTAGACTTATTGATCAAATTCTCTTCTCAAATTAATATAGAAAGGATCACACTGGTAAAGGACTTCTATAGAAATCCGGAAGTATTTAAACACTTCCAAGAAGAGTTTGATCAGACCATGACACCAAACGCAGAGTGTGCAATTGAATTTGTTGTTCAAAAGAAGGAGATAGATAATGAAAGGGAAGAAAAATCTATTGGTGATACCTGATTGTCATGCTGCACCTGAGTATGACAATGATCGGTTCACCGCTCTTGGTAATTACATAGTAAAGAAGCAGCCAGATATTATCGTATGTTTGGGAGACTTTGGTGATATGCCTAGCCTCTCATCATACGACAAGGGAACCAAAGGATTTGAGGGAAGGAGATATAAGAAGGATGTAAATTCAGTCCTTGATGCACAGGAGAAACTGTTTGCTCCTATCAAGAAGCTCAATCAAAACAAGAGGAAGCGCAAGGAAAAACAGTATAAGCCTAAGATGCATATGTGTTTAGGCAACCATGAGGACAGGATAGACAGGGCTATTAACTCAGCGCCGGAAATGGATGGCGCTATATCTATGTCAGACTTACAGTATGAAAAGAACGGATGGAAGGTAACCCCATTTAAGGGATGCTTATCCCTGGAGGGAATAAA